GAGGCATATGCCAATCCACATACCAATAAAGAAAAGCATATTACTGGTCAAGAAGTGATGGATCGTGGAACTTATGCTCGTGAAAAAGCTGCCAAAGATGTAAACATCAAAGATCCTATTAAGGGTGGAGTAAGTTACGGCATGGCAGTAGAAAAAAAAGATGGTATTGAAATGCGTGGAGCTGGTGCAGCAACTAAAGGAAAAATGAGTAGAGGGCCAATGGCGTGAATTACGAGCAGCTCTTTAACACGATACAAGCGTATTCTCAAAATACGGAGTCTACGTTTGTTGCTTACATTCCTACATTTATTCAGGAATGTGAAGAGCGTGTTTATAACTCAGTTCAGTTTCCATCATTACGGAAGAATGTAACAGGTAGTTTAACGGCAAGTAATCCTTATTTATCTTTACCAAACGATTATTTGGCTACATTTTCTCTGGCAATTATTAATCCAACAACAGGTAATTATTCTTATCTTTTGAATAAAGATGTGAATTATATTCGTGAGGCTTATCCCAATCCTAATTCAACTGGAACTCCATTTCATTATGCTTTATTTGGTAATCAATTTTCTAATCCTAATGAGTTGTCGTTGATTATTGGACCAACACCTGATATGTCTTATGGTGCTGAATTGCATTATTTTTATTATCCAGCATCAATTGTTCAAGGAATTATTTTAAGCATAGCATTAACAAGTGCTGGAGCTAACTACATACCAGGATTTTATCCTAATGTTCCTTTTCAATATTATTCTACAAGTGGTAATCAGTCTGGCGTTGGTGGATATGGTGATGTATTGGTAGGAACAAATGGTTCAATTACTTCTGTTCAATTGCAAAATGGCGGTAGTTTTTACAATGCTAGTGATGTATTAACAGTCAATACTACTTATTTAGGTGGTAGTTCTACTGCATCTGGATTTAGTTTTAATGTGGTAACAGTTAATAATTCTAATGGTCAAAGTTGGTTAGGTGATAACTTTGATCCAGTTCTTTTATATGGATCTATGCGAGAGGCTATGATCTTTATGAAAGGTGAACAAGATATGGTTAAATATTATGAAGACAAATATCAAGAAGCTCTTCAATTAGCCATTCGTCTTGGTAATGGTATGGAGCGTGGCGATGCGTATAGGGATGGCCAGACTAAACTTAATACTAATCTTAAAGGTAATGTAATCTCATGATAGTTCAAACATCATGCACAGTTTTTCAACAAAACCTTTTAAGTGGTTTAGAGAACTTTTCTGCATCTACTCCATATACTTATAAGATTGCTTTATATAATGCCAATGCTAATTTAGGGCAGTCTACAGCGGCATATACCACGGTTAATGAGGTAGTTGGAACTGGTTATACAGCAGGTGGAAATATTTTAGTTATTTCAACATTTCCGACACAAAATACACAATATAATGTAAGTTATGTATCGTTTAATAATGCAGTTTGGAACCCAGCATCCTTTACTACAAGAGGAGCATTAATTTATAATGCAACTACAGGAGCAGCGTGTTTTGTATTAAATTTTGGATCAGATAAAACTTGCACTACTAGTTTTACAGTACAGTTTCCAACAGCTTCATACAATAGTGCAATATTAACGATTGGAACCAATACAGGCAGTCTTAACTATAGCAGTCCAGATTAGGAGAAATTATGACAAACGAATTAGCCAGCTGCGGTGATAACGCTGTAGCAACNTTACAAGCAAATGTAACTATTCCTGAAGGAATGGGCGTAGAAGGACATTACCACGTTGAGTGCCGTGATGCAAACGGTAACTTAAAGTGGACAGAAGAATTTCCTAATTTAGTTGTTGCTGTAGGTAAACAGTTAATGCTGGATACTTTATTAAGAACATCAGGAACATATACAACAGTTGGACCATTCTTGGGCTTGATTGGTAACAGTACAACATTTGCAGCTACCGATACAATGGCTTCACATACATGGACAGAGTTTGTTAATTACACAGTTAGTGGTTCAGCAGTTCGTGGAACGGCAGTATTTGGTGCGTCTACATCTACAGGCTCAACACCATCTAACGTGACAACATCTTCAGCAACAGCGATTACTTATACAATTACTGGCGGTGGTGGAACAGTTTATGGATGTTTCTTAGTAACAGGTTCAGGTGCTGTTAGTACACAAAGTTCAACGGCTGGTACACTATATTCAGAAGGTAATTTTGCAGTTGCTAAAGCAGTTACGGCAGGTGATACTGTAAGTGTTTCATTTTCAACCACTGCAACGTCTTGATTTTAAACAGATTTTTAGGAGCGTCATATGGCGTTGACATTAAAAGACCGTGTTTTAGAAACAGCAGCAGCACCAGGCACAGGGGCGGTTACGCTATTAGGTGCCGTAACAGGTTATCAGACTTTCTCTGCTGCGATAGGTAATGGTAATACTTGTTACTACACAATTGCTGACCAGTCTGGTGCAAACTGGGAAGTTGGTATTGGCACATATTCATCATCAGGAAATACGCTTGCTCGTACAACGATCTTATCGTCATCTAACGCTGGCTCTACTGTTAACTTTGCTTCAGGTACACAGAACGTATTTGTAACTTATCCTAGCGAGAAAGCAGTTTATTTAGATGCATCAGGAAACGTACAACCGTCTTTAGGAACAGCAACATTTAGTTCTATTACTGACTCAGGACTCACAAGTGGTCGAGTAACGTATGCAGGTACAAGTGGATTATTACAAGATAGTGCTAATTTAACATTTAACGGCACAACATTAACGGCTAATACGCTTAATTTAACTAATGCTCTTGGTGTTGCTTATGGTGGCACAGGATTAACAACATTAACATCAGGATATATTCCTTACGGAAATGGTACAAGTGCTTTTAGTTCTAGTAGTGGATTAAAATTTGATACAACAACATTAACTATAACTGGTTCTAGTAGTGCAGGTGAATTAGCAATAAGAACTGGTGATACTTCAACAAATGTAAGTTATTTAACTTTTGGAACTACAAGTTATAACAGAAGTCAAATTCAGGTTGGTGGTTCAGCATTAACTGATGGTTATATGGCTTTTTTAACCGAATCAGGTGGTTCTAATAATGAAAGGATGCGTATTACATCTACAGGTAATGTAGGAATAGGTTCAACTTCTCCAACCAACGGACAATTAGTAGTTTCAAATGGTTCATCTGTTAATCAAATATCGCTTGATACTGCTAGTACTGCTACTTATGGATACTTCAACATTGGTTTCTTTAATAATGGTGCTTTTATTGGCACAACAGCAGGAAGTAACACAGCATCAAACATTTTAAGGTTTGGTAACAATGGCGAGCAAATGCGTCTTGATGCATCAGGCAATCTAGGACTTGGAGTTACTCCTAGTGCTTGGGGTGGAAACAACAAAGCCATTGAAGGTGTTGCCTATGGTAGCGGGCAATTTTATTTGGCATCAGGTGCATCAGGCGTTGTATCAAACGCATATAACAACGGCACAAACTGGATTTACAAAACAACTCAATACGCAACAAATTACTGGCAATTTCAAGGTCAGCATCTCTGGTATAACGCACCATCAGGCACAGCAGGAAACGCTATAACATTTACCCAAGCAATGACTTTAAACAACTCAGGTCAATTGCTAGTAGGAACTACAACAGCTTATGGAAGTTCAAAATTAGTTGTTTGTCCTACAACAACTCCGACATCAGGAACAGATGGAAATACTCAAATTCAAATTGGAGAGGCTACTTCAAATACTGGTTATCACCTTAATTTAGGCTATGGAAATTTTAGTGGAAGTTATTATGGTTATATTCAAGCTATAGCTGGAGGTTCAAATACACCGTTATTATTACAGCCTTCAGGTGGTAATGTAGGAATAGGTACAAGTAGTCCAGCATCATTATTAAATGTAGTTGGTGGTAGAACATATCTGTATGGAAATAGTGAAGCCTATGCATTAAAACTAACTTATAACAGTTCAACTGCAGGATTTTATTTAGGCTCTCCTTCTGCAAACACTTTATCTTTTTCTAATGATTCAGGAACTGAATTTGCAAGAATTGATTCATCAGGCAATCTAGGACTTGGAGTTACTCCTAGTGCTTGGAGTGGAAAAGCATTTGAAACTCCTGCTGGTGGTATTTTAGGTTATTCAACAAGCTCTATGAATATGACGCAAAACGCATATTTTAATGGAACAAATTGGATTTATAAAAATACAGCAGCAGCTACATATTATGGACAAGGTGCATCAGGTGCAGGTCAGCACGCTTGGTATACAGCACCATCAGGCACAGCAGGAAACGCTATAACATTTACCCAAGCCATGACTCTCACAAATAGTGGAACTTTATTTGTTGGTCAAACATCAGCAGTAGTTAATGAAAATGGTATGGGAGTTTCATCTTCTCAAACAAGTGGTGGTTCTGGTGTATTAAATGTAACAAATACTGCATCTTCCTCTGCTGATAATTCTCCACCTGTGGTTATTTGCAAAGCAATGACAACTACATCATCATCTGCTAGATTTGTTCAATTTTACGCTAACACAACAGCAACTCCTATGGGTGGCATTGTAGGAAATGGTGCTTCAAATGTACAATTTGCTTCAATATCTGATGCAAGAGAAAAAACTAATATTGCACCTATTAATGGTTCTTTAAATAAAATTCTTGCATTAAAACCATCTTCTTTTGATTGGATTAAAGATGGTTCTCATGTAAATGCTGGTTTTATTGCTCAAGATGTTCAAACAGTATTTCCAGAGTTTGTTGTTGAAAATATGGCAAATGAAGGTGAAGAACAAAGATATGGATTAACTGGTGGTATGAATGGTGGAATTATCGCTCATTTAGTAAGTGCTATCCAAGAACTTAAAGCAGAATTTGACGCATATAAGGCTACTCATCCATGATTACTCAAGAAATAGTTAAACATTATTTTGAACTTAAAGATGATTGTCTTTATTGGAAAAATGTTGTTCATTTAAATCAATCAAAATTAATAGGTCAAAAAGCTGGGTTTATTCATCTCACAGGTTATCGTCATATTACATTTATGGGCAAACAACACAAATCTCATAGATTAATATGGTTATATGTTTACGGTTACTTGCCTAAAGAAATTGACCATATTAATGGTGACAGGCAAGATAATAGGTTAAAAAACTTGCGTGAAGTTACTCGTAGTCAAAATCAATTAAATAAGTCTTTAGCAAAAAACAATACATCAAGAACAAAAGGTGTATCTTGGCATAAAAAAAGTAAGTCATGGACTGTTCGATTATCTGTTGATAAGCAATCTAAAAACATAGGTTATTTTAAAGATTTAGAATTAGCCGAGCTTGTTGCCATTGAAGCTCGTAATAAATATCATGGTAATTATACAAAGATAGGAGTTTAATATGTCATCGCAAATTTTATGG